TCCCCTTTGATGCTGACCATAAACCACAGTTTGAACTTACTGACCAAAGCTGGAAATCTTTTTTTGAAAGGCTTTGGACACAGTTAGAGCTCAGTGATCAAGAAGACGAGGGAGAGGATGGAAACACTCAGCGAACGTTTCAATGCACTGCAAGAGACTTTAATGGGCCTGTATGAATCAGGTCGTGAGGATCTACAAAGTCAGATTGAACATTGGCAAGCATTGAGACAAGAGCAAGTTTTATTGTACTTTGCTCGAAAAAATGGAGTCATGCGCATAGGGTATCAACCCGTGCCTCCTTTAGCCACCAGTGAAAGTAAAGCTAAAGACGCAATTGGCATGGTTATTTTGTTGCAAAGCCTCCAAAAATCTAAATATGGCCAGGAGCCTTGGACACTTGTACAAACTAGTCTTGAGACTGTCCGCAGCCCCCCTGCAAATTGTTTTAAAAAAGGGCCTTACAATATTGAAGTAATCTTTGATGGCGATCCAGAGAATCTAATGAGCTATACAGTATGGAAAGATATATATTATCAAACTGTGACTGACTCTTGGGAAAAAGTAGAAGGCCAAGTGGATTATTTCGGAGCCTTTTATTTTGAAGGGGCTTTGAAAACTTATTATATTGACTTTGAAAGTGATGCAGCCAGATATAGCACAACTGGCAAATGGGAAGTACATGTTAACAAGAATGTTATGTTTGCCCCTGTCACTAGTTCTTCGCCACCTCCTGGAGACGGGGCCAGTGGAGAGGCCTCCGGCAACACCTCATCCAGGCCGCAATCACCAGCGCGGGTTCCCTCCACCTTGTCCTCCCAACGGCCACTCACCAGAACATCCCGACGATACAGAAGAAAAGCCTCTAGCCCCACCACCACGCGGCAAGAAAGACAAAGAAAAAGACAAAAAGCCATTACAAGGAAATCAAGGTCCAGATCAAGGGGTCGAACAGAAACCCACCGGGGAGGGCGAGGTGGAAGGGCATCCTCCGCAGACTCCGACAGCTCCACCAACGGGCAGCGGGGAAGGGGAGGAGGAAAGGGGCCCACCACAAGATCCCAATCCCGTTCCCGATCCCGGTCCCGGTCGCAGTCCCACACCCGAAGGGCTACTTCCAGCACTGGCGTCTCGCCTGCTGATGTGGGATCAGGAGTTCGATCGGTTGGTCCAGAACATCACGGACGACTTGCACGGTTATTGGCAGAGGCTAAAGACCCTCCAGTAGTAATATTGCGTGGAGATGCTAATGTGCTAAAATGCTATCGCTTCAGAGCTCGCAAAAAACATCAAGGTTTAGTTAAATATTATAGTACAACATGGTCATGGGTAGGTGGGGACTGCTGTGATAGAGTAGGCAGATCTAGAATGCTTTTAGCTTTTGATACATACAAACATCGAGAACAGTTTATCACTACTATGAAATTACCACCTAAGGTAGACTGGTCATTTGGACATTTAGATGATTTATAATTTACTTACTAACTTATGCATTGCTACTAACACACTAACAAATAATGGCTAGGGCAAAACGTGTAAAACGTGCCTCTGTCACTGATATATACAGAGGTTGCAAAGCAGCTGGTACCTGTCCTCCAGATGTACTTAATAAAGTGGAACAAACTACTATAGCAGATCAAATTTTAAAATATGGAAGTGCTGGTGTTTTTTTTGGTGGGTTGGGAATAAGCACAGGGCGTGGTACCGGTGGTACCACAGGATATGTCCCTTTGGGTGAAGGCCCAGGAGTACGCATAGGTGGAACTCCCACTGTGGTTCGCCCTGGGGTCATTCCAGAGGTAATAGGCCCTGCAGAGTTAATACCTATAGACACAGTCAGACCCATTGACCCTACAGCTCCAAGTATTGTCACTGGTGTCGACACCACAGTTGACCTTTTACCTGGTGAAATAGAATCTATTGCTGAGATACACCCAGTACCTATAGATAATGTAGAAATGGATACACCAGTTGTTACAGGAGGACGGGGCTCTTCAGCCATTTTAGAAGTGGCTGATCCCAGTCCTCCTGTGCGAACCCGTGTTACACGAACACAGTATCATAATCCTTCCTTTCAAATTATCTCTGAATCAACACCAACAAGTGGAGAATCGTCTTTAGCAGACCATGTTATTGTGTTTGAAGGCTCTGGAGGACAGTTGGTTGGAGGTGCTCGAGAACCCTCCATAGTTACTGAAACTATAGAACTGCAAGAATTACCTTCTAGATACAGTTTTGAAATCGATGAAGGTACCCCACCTCGTACCAGTACTCCTGTGCAACGAGCAGTGCAATCACTTAGTACTTTAAGAAGAGCACTGTACAATAGACGTTTGACAGAGCAGGTAGCTGTAACTGACCCTTTATTCTTAACAAAACCTTCACGTCTTGTACACTTTCAGTTTGATAATCCTGCATTTGAAGAAGAAGTTACCCAAATATTTGAAAGGGATGTGGATCAAATTGAAGAACCACCTGATAGACAGTTTTTGGATGTAGCAAAATTAAGTAGGCCTTTATATACTGAAACACCTCAAGGATATGTTAGAGTTAGTAGACTGGGTCGCAGAGCCTCCATACGCACGCGTAGTGGAGCACAGGTGGGAGCTCAAGTACATTTTTACAGGGATTTAAGTAGCATTAACACTGAAGCACCAATAGAAATGGAATTATTAGGTGAACATTCTGGAGATAGCACTATTATTCAAGGACCAGTAGAGAGTTCTTTAGTAGATGTTAATATTGATGAACCTGACGCCTTGGTTGTAGGCAGACAGGAAACACCTACATTAGAAGATGAAATAGATTTTAATTCAGAAGATTTGTTATTGGAGGAAGGGGTAGAAGATTTTAGTGGCTCACAACTTGTAGTAGGTACTAGGCGAAGCACAAATACATTAACAGTTCCACGCTTTGAAACACCTCGTGACACTAGTTTTTATATACAGGACTTTCAGGGCTATACAGTCTCATACCCAGAATCTAGAAACACTGAAAATATTATTTTTCCTCATCCAGAAGCTCCCACAGTTGTGATTCACATATCAGATACTTCTGGTGATTATTATTTACATCCTAGTTTACAAAAACGAAAACGTAAGCGCAAACGAAAATATCTATAATTTCTTTGCAGATGTCATTGTGGCTGCCTGCAAGCGGTAAGGTATATTTGCCACCATCTACACCAGTGGCTCGCGTACAAAGCACCGATGAATATGTGGAAAGAACCAATATTTTTTACCATGCAGTTAGTGATCGTCTGCTGACAGTGGGGCATCCATATTTTGATGTTCGCTCCACTGATGGGCAACGCATTGAGGTTCCTAAAGTATCAGGCAATCAATATAGGGCCTTTAGAATAACACTACCAGATCCCAATCGTTTTGCCTTAGCTGATATGTCTGTATATAACCCTGAAAAAGAAAGGTTAGTATGGGCCTGCAGAGGTCTTGAAATAGGACGTGGTCAACCCCTAGGTGTAGGTACATCAGGACATCCATTATTTAATAAGGTTCGTGACACTGAAAATTCCAGTAATTATCAAGCTGTGACACAAGATGATAGACAAAATACCTCATTTGATCCTAAGCAAGTACAAATGTTTATAATAGGATGTGTTCCCTGTATGGGAGAATACTGGGACAAAGCAAAACCCTGTGATGATGCAGGAAACCAGCAAGGCTTATGCCCGCCAATTGAATTAAAGAATTCTGTAATAGAGGATGGAGACATGTTTGATATAGGATTTGGTAATATCAATAATAAGGAATTATCTTTTAATAAGTCAGATGTTAGTTTAGATATTGTCAATGAAGTATGTAAATACCCTGACTTCCTAACTATGGCTAATGACGTCTATGGGGACGCTTGTTTCTTTTTTGCCAGAAGGGAGCAATGTTATGCCAGACATTACTTTGTTAGAGGAGGCAATGTAGGAGATGCAATTCCAGATGCAGCAGTGCAACAAAATCACAATTATTATCTGCCAGCACAGGGTAATCAACAACAAAACATTTTGGGTAACTCCATTTATTATCCTACTGTTAGTGGTTCTCTTGTTACTTCAGATGCGCAGCTATTTAATAGACCATTTTGGTTGCAACGTGCACAAGGCCACAACAATGGTATTTTATGGGGAAATCAAATGTTTATAACAGTAGCAGATAATACCAGAAACACTAATTTTACTATAAGCGTATCCACAGAAGCTAATGCACAGCAATATAATGCTAGTAATATTAGAGAATATTTAAGACATGTAGAAGAATATCAATTGTCTTTGATTCTTCAACTATGTAAAGTTTCTTTAGTTCCAGAAGTTTTATCTCAAATCAATGCAATGAATTCGAATATTTTGGAAGATTGGCAATTGGGATTTGTACCAACACCAGATAATTCTGTGCATGACACATATAGATATATTAATTCAAAGGCTACTAAATGTCCAGATGCTGTAGAACCTAAAGAGAGAGAAGATCCATTTGCTAAATATACATTTTGGAATGTAGATTTATCAGACAAACTGTCCTTAGATTTAGATCAATACCCTCTAGGGCGCAAATTTTTATTCCAGGCTGGTTTACAAACACGAAAACGGACTTTAAAACCTTCGTCTGTGAAATCTACTAAATCTGCAAAACGCAGACGCACCTAACCGATTTCGGTTTTTCAATAAAATGTAAGTAATCCATATTGGTATGTGAAGCATTTTTTAACCATCTTCGTGACTAAACCGTACAAGTCAACACAGGGCAACCGCGCCCGGTTTTATCTGATTATAAACCGCACCAGGTGCAGTTTTAAACAATGCTATCGTGGAATCACCGGAGGCGCCCGCCACTTTGACTGCCAAGTTTTACTTGGCTGTACACCGATTTGGCTTCAACTGCGACCGATAACGGTAAGCTTTGGCACGTAGGTGGTTGGTTGATCGTAAGAGTGATTGTGGTTAACAACAATCAGAGTTTACACTTACATGTGACCGCTTGCGTTTTCTTTTACATATATACATAAATATACACCCTATGGTTGTATTTAATAGGGAGAGCTCAATGGATAGGCCAAAGCCTAGGACAGTAAAGGAACTAGCAGACACACTAGCAATTCCTGTAATAGATTTATTATTACCATGCAACTTTTGCAATAGATTCTTATCTTACTTTGAGTTGCTGAGTTTTGATTATAAGTATTTGCAACTGATATGGACTGTTGAAGACTTAGTATATGCTATATGTAGTAGTTGTGCTTTTGCTTCAGCACAGTTTGAATTTATGAAATATTTTGAATACTCTGTTGTAGGAAAACAGATAGAAACTGTAGCAAACCAGCCTATTGGAAATATTACTGTTAGGTGTCAATATTGTTTGAAAAAATTGGATCTGGTAGAGAAGCTAGGAGTGTGCTACAAACAACAATATTTTCATAGAGTTAGGGATAATTGGAAAGGATTGTGCAGACATTGTGGGTCGATAGAATGATTGGGAAACAACCCACTATACCAGACGTAGTTCTTGAGCTGCAAGAGCTTGTCCAACCCACTGACCTGCATTGCTACGAAGAATTGACAGAAGAGCCTGCAGAGGAGGAGCAGTGCCTCACTCCTTACAAAATTGTAGTTGCTTGCAATTGTGGTACAAGACTTCGCTTATACGTCTTTGCTACGGAACTTGGAATAAGAGCCCAACAAGAACTATTACTGGGTGAAGTACAGCTTGTGTGTCCAGAGTGCCGCGAGAGGCTTCGCCATGAGTGATGATAAAGGTACTAAATATGATGCTAAAGAAGGATGTAGTGAATGGTTGTCTTTAGAAGCAGAATGCTCTGATTCTAGTTTAGATGGTGATTTGGAAAAACTGTTTGACGAAGGGACAGACTCTGATAATTCAGACTTTATAGATGATGGAGATGCTATTCAGGGAAACTCCCGCGAACTGTTTTGCCAGCAAGAGTGTGAGGAAAGCGAACAGCAAACACAATTGCTAAAACGAAAGTATATCAGTCCTACAGCTGTTTTGCAGCTTAGTCCTCAATTGGAGTCTATCTCTTTGTCACCACAGCATAAAACTAAGAGGAGATTATTTGAACAAGACAGCGGACTAGAGAGTTCAATAAATGAAGCTGAAGATCATTCTCAAACACAGGTGGAAGAGGTACCAGCCATTGTTCCACCAACAACAGCTCAGGGAACTAAGGGTTTGGAGATTGTAAAAGACTTACTTAAATCTAATAATGTGAAAGCTGTGTTACTGGCTAAATTTAAAGAGGCATTTGGAGTTGGGTTTATGGAACTTACAAGACAATATAAAAGTAATAAAACATGTTGTAGAGATTGGGTAATTAGTATTTATGCAGCTAATGGCGATCTTGTAGAAGGTTCTAAGCAATTGTTGATACAGCACTGTGGTTATATTTGGTTACAACAAATGCCTCCTATGTGTTTATATTTACTGTGTTTTAATGTTGGTAAAAGTAGAGAAACTGTACTACGATTATTAAGCACAATATTACAAGTATCAGAAGTGCAGGTATTGGCAGATCCTCCTAAATTGCGCAGCGTGTTGGCTGCACTGTTTTGGTACAAAGGAAGTATGAATCCTAATGTGTATGCTCACGGTACATACCCAGATTGGATATTAGCACAAACAATGATCAATCATCAAAATGCTGATGCTACTCAATTTGATTTATCCACCATGATACAATTTGCTTATGATAATCAATATGTAGAAGAAGCAATAATTGCCTATCAGTATGCCAAACTAGCAGATACAGATGCAAATGCTAGAGCATTTCTACAAAGTAATAGCCAAGCTAGAATTGTCAGGGAATGTGCTACTATGGTAAGACATTATATTCGAGGGGAGATGCGAGAGATGAGTATGTCAACTTGGATTCACAAACAATTATTGTCTGTGGAAGGGGAAGGACATTGGTCAAATATTGTGAAATTCGTTAGATATCAAGGAATAAATTTTATAGATTTTCTTTCTGTATTTACTAAGTTTTTACATAATAGGCCTAAGCAAAACTGCATATTGTTTCATGGACCACCAGATACTGGTAAATCTATGTTTACCATGTCTCTCATTAATGTTCTTAAAGGTAAAGTGCTCTCTTTTGCAAATTGTAGAAGTACTTTCTGGCTGCAACCACTTATTGAAGCTAAAATTGCATTAATTGATGATGTGACAGATGTATGTTGGGATTATATTGATAATTATTTGCGTAATGGATTAGATGGCAATGTTGTCTGTTTAGACATAAAACATAGAGCACCGTGTCAAGTAAAATTTCCCCCACTATTATTAACATCAAACATAGATATATCCAAGGAGCAGAAGCATAAGTATTTACATAGCAGAATTAAATGCTTTGCTTTTACTAACAAGTTCCCCTTTGATGCTGACCATAAACCACAGTTTGAACTTACTGACCAAAGCTGGAAATCTTTTTTTGAAAGGCTTTGGACACAGTTAGAGCTCAGTGATCAAGAAGACGAGGGAGAGGATGGAAACACTCAGCGAACGTTTCAATGCACTGCAAGAGACTTTAATGGGCCTGTATGAATCAGGTCGTGAGGATCTACAAAGTCAGATTGAACATTGGCAAGCATTGAGACAAGAGCAAGTTTTATTGTACTTTGCT